CGGGGGTTTCGCGGCCCCGCCCCGCCCCCCCCCCCCCCCGCGGGGGCAGTCGTCTGGTACTTCTGGACAACTGCCGTTATTTTCGTCGCGACAACGCACGGAAGTATCTTCCGCACCCGGCAGGAGTCGATCATGACCGCTGTCCCGTGGCTGATCGGATTCTCAATCTGGCTCCTTATTCAAACATTCCCGTTCCTCGCCGCAACAAGCCGCAGGCTCGTTGACGCGGGCTACAACTGGGCGCTCATGTTCCTGCTCGGGGTCCCCGGCGTTAACCTGTTCGTCCTCGCTGCGTGCGCGCGCCCCACGGCCACCAACGCTACTTCGGCGATCGGAGAATGACATGGAACAGAACGACTCCACCGCCTACAACCTGGACTGGTTGAAGGACTTCCTACGCGAGCAGCGCCTCGCGCAAATCTCGAAGAGCGCAGCGTGAAATACTTCCCCCGCGTGCGTCGCCCCAGCCACCACCAGGTCTGGGGCCTCTTCGCAGACATCGACACCATCGCCAAACACGTTGACGTGCCAACCGTCGAGATCGTCACCAGCTTCCTGGCGAACCCAGACAAGGCCGTGAAGCTCAACGCCGCGGCCTACTCGCGTACCGTCGCAGTCAACGCCGGACACAGGCAGCGCAGCATGTGGCAGCGCGACATCCCCCTCCTGACCGATCACGCCAGCGACGGCAGCCCACTCGTCGTCACAGCATACGGGCTCACAGAGCACGAACTCATCAGTCGAGTCCCCGAAGCGTACAAGCCCGATCGTCATTTCGGCATCTACGACGAGGACGCGGAACTCGCCCGCGAAATACAGGCCCTCACTGAACAGTACGAGCGTGAAGGCGTGAACCTGACCGTCATGATTGAGAATGCGTTCATTCACCCGGCGGCAGCAAACAACCTCTGGGTGTTCATCAGCAGGCACCCCGAGCATCGAGGAATCATCACCCGCTACCTGGGAGCCGTCAACGCTCCAGAAAGAGACAAGCTATGAGGCTCCCCCGCAGCCCCTACAAGCGTGCAGAAGCCGCCATCGACTCCTGGGACTATGAGAGCGAAGAAGGGCAGGAGAAGGCACGCACAGCCGCCGTGTTCACGATCCCTGTAGCCCTGGTCCTCCTCGTCGTCGTCATCGTCGCTATCGTGATGCACCTGGCCGGCGCGTTCGACCCTGAGCGCGACGCATACCAGGAAGCACAATCCCACGTCGAAGACATCACCCGCCGGTCAGAACGAGGCCTCGACAAGACCCGCACCGACAAGCCGGCCAACGGTGACACAACCGCGTGGACGCTGTTCCCATCCCTCCCCGACGGCGCAGCCTGGAACACCAGCAACGTCGCCTACCACGACACCTGCCTCTCACAACGCAAGCAGGTCCAAGACGCGCTCACCAGCCGCTACCAGTACCTCAAGACCGGCATCTACCCCGTCGCCTACGCGCCCACACTCACCGACACCCCCACTGACTGCCCCGCAAGCCTCAACGGGTACGTGTTCCTCTCTGACGGCGCAACACCCGTCCTCTACGTCGCCCACATGAACGCCGGAACCCCCGACGCGGACAACGTGACGAATATGGTCACCGCCAACGCCTCCATGGCCGCGTGGGAGGCCATGTTCCGCAGCCGCGACGCGGACAATCACCTCCAGGTCCGTAACCTCCCCGACGGGTGGGACATGACGGCCCTCGTCTACCCGTGGAGCCAGACCCCCGCCACGCCTGTCGCGTCCATGTTCGACCTCGCTACCCTCGGTGCGACCCCGACCCTCTACGTCGCCGGATACCGCACCCCCAGCCAGCCCGACGACAACTACCAGGCGGCATGGGCGGCAGCGACCGCCAGTAGCCCCGGCCCCAACCACACGCCCCCGCCCGTGGTCGTCCTCGACGCAGCCCAGGCGAAGCCCCTCCTAAACGGCCAAACCACCTGGTTTACAACGCTCCACAAGTAGGTCAGTCAGAAAGGAGACGCTCATATGCTGCACAATATCATGATTGACACCAGCGTCGGCCCCCTCGTAGGCGTCACCATCGGAAACGGTGTCGTCTACGTTAACGGTTCCTCGCACGCGCTCACCATCTACGGGTACGACAAGCAGACCATCCTGTGCGTCATCCCGCCATCGGGCACCGTCGTCCGAGTCCCTGACGAGTACCAGCCGCTCCCGGAAACAATCCCCGGCATTCCTGAGACACTGAACATCACGCACCCGGAGCAATGCGTCGGCCTCCCGAACCCGATCCCCGGCATGTACATCATCGTGTCACGTGTCGCCGCCGAAGCCCTCAAGATCTACCACCGCCCAGACATCCGAGTCCCCGGCGAACCCATCCGCAACCGCAACGGCATCCAGATCGGAGCCGTCGGCATTTCCCAGTACGCCTGAAAGGAACCCCCATGTACCCCAACCACATCCCCCACAATCATCTTCCGCTCGAAGAACTCCTCAACGTCAAAGTACAGAGAGGCTACAGCAATAACCCGCAGCGAGCAGGCATCCAATGGGAAGGCCACGACGCGAAGCCCGAAACCGACGTCCGAATCCTAGACGCCTCCTACAGTTTCATTCTGACGTGGACGGACCTATTCAAGATCGGCACCCCACGCGACCTCGGCCTCACCGACCTCCTCTCCGAGTGTTTCGACCCCGGCAAGCAGTACTCGTACTACATGGACTTTGCGGACCCGAACTCGGTGATCATCACCGAAAAAGGAAACATTAACGCGCTCATTGTTAACCTCGACGGCTCCATCGTTCATGCGCCCGACATGCGCAAGATCATCAATGACTTCCATGTCATCGACGACTACGAGATGACGTACGCGCCGTTCAAGAAAGCAGGTGCAGTAGACGGTCGGGCGAACGCTGCAATCTTCGTCTCTCCCGACACCCTCTCTGTCTCACACCTGCGCGCAATCCTCACAGAGGACGCCTCTGTCATGGGGCTTCTCATCTCCCAGATCCGCGACTACCACACCCTCCAGCTGGGCTACGACGACACCTCAGCCTGGCTCAGCCACTCTGGGAAACGCCCCCACACACGCACCAACCCCACAGGCCTCTACATCAACAAGGCCCGCTCGAGCGTCCTCCTCACAATTGGCCCCAACGGCGAAGGAGAATGCCCCGCATACACAGGAGAGCACGCCCGACCCACGCGCTGGGCTGAAAGCATCCTCAACTACGGCCTCGAACGGGCCATCAACGGCCAATACGGAAACAGGTACCCACGATGAGCAACACCAAAGACACTGAGATCCCCTACGTGGACGCAGCAGCACTCGCCCCCTACTGGCGCGAAAACACGCCCATCTGGGAAGGCGACCCCACCAAGACCTACACCTGGTGGTGCATCAACGCCCACACGTTCAGGACCACAGCCGTGAACGCCTACAAGATCGTCCTCGAACGAGGGCAGCTCATGTGCCAGGCCTGCATCGACGGCCTCCCCGTCCCGCCCGCGTCGTTCGACTCCATGGGCTACAGCACAGGAGCGTGGTGACTCATGGCTGGCTACGCCGATGATTTCTCGATGAGCAACAACGCCATCGACGCATACGACCGCGGCCTAAGACCCCGTTCCAAATGGGGCAAGGCCGACATCCTGGACGCGCTCCCCACAGACGCTCGAACGTACCTACAGCTCGACGAGTACCCGCTCGAGTTCCTGCGAGAGTACTTCCTCGAGGTCGAAGAGTGGCACCACACCTCGAAGCACTACAACCGCACGGACTTCTGCCGCCCCAGCATCGCCCACTGGTCCACCAGCACGACAGAGGACGTACAAAACCTCTACATTGTCTGGCTGCAACGCCAACAAAAAGCACAGGCAGCGAAAACCACAGACACACGCAAGGTTCGCGTTACCTACACGCACTGGATCGACAAACGCACCCACAAGACCGTCACCGAGTACGCGCTCGTTCGCGGATCCTGGATCTACACGCAAAGCGGTCTACGCAAACGCGCCGACGGCACCAACATCCGCGTCGATGAGACCTACAAGCGCGCCCCCAGAGGGACAGCCCATATCTTCCAGGAGATCGAACGCCGCATGAACGGCGGCGGAGCAAACCGCGCGAAAGCAGGCGCACAGCCAGTAGATGACTACTACGCGAACAAGGTCCGACACTACTTGCAGAACAAGCTGCGTATGACTGACGCGGACCCTGCTCCTGTAACCGCTTGGGCCGAGGCCGTCGGTAGGGCATCCAAAGCAGAAAAGCGCGTACTTGAGCGCCGCAACATCGAGCATCATGGCGTACTGGTTGATGGAGACGGGACGATCTGCGGATACACGGAATCTGTGCCAAGCGTGGACGAGCTAGGGCGCGTGACGTGGGATTCATACACACTCACCCCCGAGACGTGCACGGCAGCTGGTGTGCCTCCCACTCGGCGTGTAAGCGTTGGGCGCGGCTATTGGTTCTCCCACCCGAACCTTGCGGATGGAAAGACACTCGCTCACGTGACATTCCCGGAAGTCGGACTGGGTTCTGCGCGTGACGAGCAAGGGCGGCTCAAGCATTGACAGTGTGTGTGACGGCGCGTCGGCTTAGGGATGAGCGACAGGAAGATTCGATTACGCCCATCCTGTCGGCGCGCCTATGCTCCCCGCCCCCCCCGCAGGAGCTACAGGTAGCATCCACGTACCCACGAAGAAAGGAAGGGCCAAAGAACATGACGAAGTACGAGCTCGTCGCACCACCGATCGGAACCATCTACCGACTAAGCCACATCAGGCACTACACGCGCCTCCGCGAAGACGAGTACTGGCAGGTCGAACGCCGCACCGAAAAAACCGTGTGGCTACGCCAACTCGTCACCAACACCGCAGGAGAACCCATGCTCGGCATGACCCGCACGGACGTTCCTCTACGTCAGTGCCGAGTCCTCCAAGAAGCGTGCCTGTGCATCCACAAGGGCGTGTACGCGGACCTGTACAACGACATCTACCGGCCCGGCCAGTAGAAGAGGGAGCTACGAAACCATGCCTCCTCACATCAGGAACCGGTTCACTCTCCCCCCAGTGGGGACGATCTACTGGTCCCCGGTAGCTGAGCGCGCTTGGAAGGTCGTAAAGCGCACCGAGAAGACTCTCTGGCTCCAAGAACTCGAAGTCACCCACTCGAGAACCGCGCCGCCGACGATCAGCCGCTCAACCCTGATCGGAGACCCCATCATGCGCCGCATCGACAACACGGGCCACATCCGACCAGACGCAACCACCACGCTCCACCCAACCAGGGATATCGTGCACAAGCCCGGATAGGAACCTCTCATGGACAAACCCAAACCCCTCATGCCGGTTGAAGCGATCGTCCGCATGTGCGATCCGCGTGAGGGCATCTACTACTACGAAGTTGTGCGCAGTGCACCGAAAACAGTCTGGCTACGTCAAGTAACAACCGTCGAAGCATTTGTCCTGCGCACCTTTGACTTCGCTCGCATCCCCGTTCAGGGAGGCTTCGTTAACGACACCATCATCCCCTGCCGCCTCCACAAGGACGGCAAGCTCTACATTCGGGGCCACCAGGTGCGCCGATATCGCGGCGAAGTCCATGACCCCCGATACGACACCTAAACACCTAAGACCAACGAAAGGAAGACTCCAATGACTACCACACCGCCACAGGTCATGCCCGTTGGCACCATTCTCCAAATGGGCGGCCTGTTCTACGAGGTTGTCCGCGCGACGGACAAGACGGTTTGGGTCCAGGAACTCCAAACAAGAGCAGGGAGAACCCCCAGTGGCTCTTTCTCCACTGTTCCCGTCCGAGGGGCCTACGAGAGCGATAAGAAGTGGAGGTGCCGCTACAGGCTCACCGACGGCTTCGTCAAGATCGGCATCTACAGATGCTACCCCTACACGGGTTTTGCCTGGTAGACCTCGCGATCCCCGATGCAATAGCTAGCACACAACGAAAGGACGCCACCAATGGCTACCGTGGCCCCTACCACCCAGCTCATGCCTGTCGGCACTATCCTCCGAGCAGGCGGCCTGTTCTACGAGGTTGTCCGCGCGACAGCCAAGACAATCTGGGTTCAGGAACTCGAAACTGACATGTTCCGAGGTACCGGCGGGATCTGGCATACACTCCCCGTCAGAGGAACCTACGCGAGCGATAAGAAACTGATGCGCAGACAAAGCCCCATCGACCGCTCCATCCATTTTGGCGTCCACAACGCCTACATCTACCAAGGCTCCGTGAGGGAACGTAATGGCGTGTAGCTGTTAGATCCAGACAATCGGGGTCTTGAGTGGACTGGTTAGTCGTTTGGCGTGTATGATCGGTCTGGCGGTGACCCTTTGGGTTCCTTCCGCTTTCTGGGTTATGGGCCGGCCTGAACCTCTCCGTGTGGGTTTGGGCCGGTCCTGTTTTTGTCTCTCCCCCTTCCTCCCCTCATGTGATCCACTTAACCAATTTGGTACATAAACACGCTTGCGCGCAAGATAAAACCGACTAAACTATCAACCAACACCAGAAAGCAAAGGAAGAAGGAGAAGCAAATGCGGCAAGCATACGCATTCGTAACAGGAGCCCTCACAAGCGCCCTCCTACTCATCGCCCTCCTCATCCACCTGACCGCCAACGGCGACGAAGGCGCGTGGGACTACTGGCTCGGCGTCGCATTCGCCGTCGTCGGCGTCGCATTCGTTATCGCCAGTGCGACATGGATTTCAGTGGGGAGCCGCCAGAATGCCCACCGCTAACATCCGCGAAGTTGCGGAAGCCACGACGTACACCGTCATCATCGGGGCCGGCCTCCTCGACCAGGAGATCGCCTGGCGTTACGACCGGGCCCCACTCACCCCCGCAGCTATCGACGCCGAACGCACAATCCTCGGCATGTACGCGGACGCGGAACTCGACGGCGACCCCCTGCGTTCCCCCGCAGACCTCATCATCCTCATGGGAGCTGCAGCAACTATCCTGCGCGCCGAGACCACGGCTCTCGCAGGAGAAGGCCACTGCCAGGCACTCACGCGAGCACTCAACGCCTACAACGCCGACAACGGCAGCACCGACGACTGGAACACCTGGCGCACCACCACCGCCGCTCCGGCAGCCCGCATCGACTCGCTCGTGCGCATCATGGCGCACGCCCAAGCACTACTCAACGAACACCGCTAATAGGAGAAGCTAATGAACATGCTAGGAATTGGCAAGATTGACGATCTGCATAAGGAGTACGAACTCCAGAAGCGCGAGGTTTACATCAAAAACACCTCCAACGCCATCTGCGAACTCGGATATATCGCAGAAAAGCTCGAAAGTGCATACGAGACAAAGTACCGCCTTGACCCCTCGTACAAAAACGAGGAGCGTATGCGCTACTGGCGCTACATCAAGGAAGAGCACTTGCTCAACGGTGGATACTACAGGGGCAACGGATATGCGTGGCAGAAGGTCGCGGCCATCAAAGATAGGTACATTTGGTTCGTTCGTTGCCACGGACGATTCGGAGGACTCACATCAAACGAGGAAGCCTTTTTCGCTGCCGTTGGTCTCGTTCTTGCCGTTTGCTCCCCTGCCATATTGATGGTTATTCTCCTCGGACTGTTCGCAACCCCCCGTTGAGTAACACACAAATAAGCACAACCACAGCACACAAACCAAGAGCCTGTAGGCCAGTAAGGAAGGAACACCATGACCAATAACGACTACATTAACCAGCTTGCCTCTAGCCTGTCGGAAAGCGTGCTGAACCTCGCGAAGGTTGGCTACGCTGACCAGTTCATCGCCGAGGGTGTCGAAGCGTACCGATGTGGGGGACAACTAGTCTATGAGGTTGCCAGCACGCTCCCTCTTGTCCGTGAGAATCGTCAGGAGTTTACGGCGTACTTTGATGATCCGAGCGGGCGGATCGTAGAGCCTATTTTCCGTCGCTTTGACTACGAGACGCAGCGGAACCTCTCGCGACTAGCACGCGATTACTTCCAGGCTGTTGGCAGGTTCGAGAAATGGGTACAGGAGGGAGTTTGCCTAGGGGAGAAGATTCGAGAGTGGGGTGCAGCTCTCGCGCTTGTTGCTGAACTGCAACGCATCCTCCACCGCCCCGACGAGACAGGGACAACCCTGCTGAAGCTGCATGAAAAAGGCAAGCTTAATCTCTTTGTTGACCCGAACAGAGGCCCTGAATGGCGGTTCCTAGATGACTGGGAGAGCCAACGAGATGCGGCGGCGAATGCTGCTAAGGCAGAAGCTCAACGTGCGATTAGTGCAACTATGCAGCATTTCGATTTCGATGTGGAAGCCATCAGGTTGATGCTCATGCGGTGTTTCGGCAAGTCCATGAGCGCCTGTATGGGGAAGCCAGGCGATCACTACTGCAACTACAGGCTGAACACCTCGTCTCTCTCCTCAACATGGGATATCGAGAAGGAGCTGAAGAGCCTCCTCAACGACGTCGAGCAACAAATGAGCGTGATGAAGGAAGCGTCCGACGCTGTCAACAGCTCTTCACGATCGCTTTCGGTTGAGACTCTGGCCGCCCAGATGAACCTGCTCGATCAGCTGCGCCGCTAACCAGCTACACGAATGAACAAGAAGGATCCACCTATGGACAACTACATGGACTCCACGAGTCCCGAGTACGTGCGTCGTATGGCTGCGTCGCTCGATGCGAAGTGGGAGGCCCTAGCCCCTTACGTCACGCCGGGGGCGCGTGTCCTCGACTACGGGTGCGGTATGCCCGTCCAGGGCGGTATCCGTGAGCGCGTCGAAGCCGCTGGCGGCGTGTACGAGTGCCACGACATCAGCGCCACGGTCGAGACCGCCATGCGGGACGCTGGAGCCACCTTCCGCACGAAGGAAGACCTCCAAGAACAGGTCGGCACCTACGACGTGGTGTTCCTGTCCAGTGTCGTGCACGAACTAACAGGCCAGGATGACGGGTTCGAGGAGATGGAGACCATCTGGGGACTCGTCGCTGACGGTGGCGTGGCTATCGTTCGCGATTGGGCAGGAGTCCGGTTCCAGCTACGCTCAGAGCTACCGCGGTCACTCAAGGTCAAGTCGGAAGACGCGATGCGCGAAGTCCTCACCTGGGTCGGCGCGCTCGCAATGAACAAGGTTGTCCGCGTCGGGAACGTGAAGAACTACCAGATCGACTGGGACAACCTCGAGATCCACGCTGACCCGGCCAGCCTCTACGAGATCGCCTTCCACTCCGTATGGGGACTTGACAGTCTCCCGCGAGAATCAGGCGAGTGGTACGGCGAAGTGCAAGGCGCGTTCGGTACGCACATCCGCTACTGGGGAGACTGCACCGTTGAACGCAGATACGACGAGTGGGACGAAGGCTACCTCGAGCACTTCCAGCGCCTCTACGACATCGACCGCATGCCGTGGCCGACGAAGACGGTCCTTGTCCTGCGCCGCACTAAGTAGCCGCGGCACCAACACAGCAACGCTCATTCAGTGAGCACGAAACCAACCAGACAAGGAGGAAGCGAATGCGCCACATCACCGTAGAAGCGCGCCTCACCGGTCCCGCAGCGGGGATGGAAGCTGCGTGGCAGATCCTTGCGGACTATGCAATTAACACGCCTGAGCAGCTGCGTCCGAATGGGGCCTACAGTTGCGTCGAGCACGCCCTCAAAGAGGTCGTCTTGAACGGCGGCAAAGGGAGCGCCGAAGCGACGACCCGCAACGTCAATGGTGCGACTATGGGAGTTGACAATACGCTCAGTAAGAAGGAGTTGACTCCACTCGCGAGTTTCGCACAGGACCTCCTTGCGGCTACCGGCTGTACGCTGGACGTGGCGATTACGCAGGTGTACGGGTCTGGGCCATACACGGTCAGTCACGTCGTGACGCACATAATCCACCCGTCTGTGGAGAAGCGTCACCGCACGCTCAAGGTGAGTGTCCTGACCCCGCCTACTCTCGGGTTGGAGGGCTGACGTGGAGGCGGCGAATGGGAGCTTCTACGTTACGTTGTGGGACCGCCACACGGAGGGCCACATCAACGTGCGCGATGAAGGAGGTATGCGTGAGTTCCTTGAGGACTGGTTCCAGGACGTCCTCCCCAAGGACGCTTACGCGCGCCACTGCATCGACACCCTCGAGGAGTGGGCGCAGTCCCCCAGCTTCGTTAAGGCTCCCGAAGTCGTCGCTGCGGAAAACTACCTGGAGGTGGCCACCCAGAAGCGCCTCGTGCGCCCGTCAGTCCTCCGAACGCTCCCACGGGAGCCGTCCCGCGCAGACATCCACCTCATCACCGTCGCCGACAGTGAGGAAGCCGTACAGGAGGCGTGCAGGGTCTTCGGGCAGGACGAGTACACGTCATGCCTGGCCTACATCGAGGCCGTGGACGGGCGCAGAGCCATGTACGGGGTGCGCGAAGCCGCCGAGCGGGAAGACGACAAACTCACGGCCCTCAGCGTCATCTTCGACGCCTTCACCCACACCCACCAAGCAGCACACGAGGAACACGAACTCCACCTCCAAGCACTCCGCGAAGCGCGCCTCCTCCCCGGTCCCGTCATCAAAGCCCTACGCGAAGCGTCAGCCACTCCCATGGCCGTGTGGGCCGACATCACGGGCGCGGGCTCCACACGCGACGCGGAACTGTGGGAGGAAGGGAGAACCACCCCATCACCACAGTCCTGCGAACGCATGTGGGCGCACTGGCACGCCTGGGTCCGCGCCAACGCACCACTGTTGGGCATCCCCGAAACCAGCGTCGAAACGGCCATCACCCAACCGCCGCTCCTACTACCCGCCACAACGCCCGCGCGAACACTCACACAGTACGCGCTCATGCTGCGTGGACAACGCTTCGCCCTCCACCCCGGCACTTAACGTTGATTCCACGTCAGACCCCATAGAGTAGAAGCAAACCGAAAGGAAACACCATGTCAACACCAGTTTTTTGTGCCGTTAAGGAAACAAAAGGTTCTTTAAGGGAAGAGCTCCTGACGCGCGGCTACATCATTGCATTTTTCATTAGCCATAGTAAATACAAGTTTCGCTTCTGCTTTTCGGAGGAAGAAGTGGAAGCGGAGCATAAAGCGGCGAGGCAGATGCATGAAAGGCTTGGCAAATATGGGTACAGCAAAATGTATTTTGGGTATGTTCCTGAAGTTCCCTACCTGCCGCACACAAGCCAGCGTGGCAGTACCGATAGCGCTGAAGAGTTTCTTATCATTCGCTATCTAGCCATCGATTATGGGAATAATGGCCGACCATCTCCAGAAGATTGGTACCCCGATAGAGCAGGGCTAAATGAGTGGCGCGCATCCCTGACAAATGCAGACGTGACGATCCGGTATCTATCACAAGGCCAATATACACTAGGGTTCAATTGTGATTACGGCCTCTTCATTCTTGCCAAGGAACATGGTGAATGGGTCTGGCCGAACAAGGCACAACTGAACCTGGCGTATCAATCCATCGTCAAGGCGAACATCCCAGAAAAGGATGTCGTCATTCACATCAAGCCCGCCAACACACACGGGGGCGGACTAACAAAAGAAAAGGCAATGAGGAAGCTCTTCCCGGAAGCGCGCATCATCGAAGAAAAGTGGGATAACGCCTATAACTGCGCGCTTTCTACGACTGGCCCTACGGATCCGGGCAATAAGCGCCGTAAGATTGCTCGCGCGATCCGCGAGATAGGCGAGGCCAACCCTCCCATAAGGAGGGGAGATCTGCTACCTGCCGAGTCGTTCAACTACCCGTTTGAGGAGGTTTTGTCGTGGTTGCGGACCTACGTGGATGCCGGTTACCCGGTGATCTTCAAGGACGAGGCCGCACGCTACATCATTGAGAGCATGGTCGCGTACCTCAAGCGCCCCGAGGGCGAGACCGGCATCTTTAACTTCCAAGAAAACAAACTGTCTGACGAGGCCAGTGTCCTCACCCGAATGGATAGAGATACAATTGAGGAGGTTGCGGTTACAGTAGGCTGCGATTGTGTGGCACTGAGCTCCGATGTCTACAGGCGGGGGTATAAGGACCCCCTCTACTGGAATGCGTCCGGACTCTACACGGGTCGTAAAGAGAGGTTGTTTAACTCGTTCGTTGAGGATGTGCGTGCGTCGAAGGAACCCGTGCAGTACTTCGTTGCGGGTAGTGACAACAAGACTCGTAGGTCTCTTGTTGAGGGGCGTGAGCTTCTGGCGACCTCACTGACCCCGGCAGACATTCTCTACCTCGCATACCAGCACGGAATGAACATGCCTGAGATGGTCGTCGAGAAAGCCCTGCCAGGCCAGCGAGGCCTCCTCGTGAGAACCAACATCACCAAGTAACCAACCCCCGCCCGCGAGCGCCCCAGGTTAAGGGACCCACAATCCCCCCTGGGGCGCTCGTATATGGGAGCTTTCGTCCCCATTTGCGCATCCGATTCAGGCACTATATGGTATACAGTGTCCCGATTCGGGATACTACTTCACTCACCAATCAGTTCCAGATCCAGAAGGAGCAATCATGAACAGCAAGAAGATCATCGCGGCCCTTGTCGCTTTCACTGCCGCCGCAACCCTCGGTGCGTGCACCAACCCCGACAAGGCACCAGCCAAGCAGACCCCGACCCCCGCGGTCGCGCAGCAGCCCTCTGCACCGGCCCCCGCACCGGCTGCACCAGCGCCCACAACCCAGCAGGCCCCGACCCCCGCTCCCACGACGCCGCGAGCACCGATCGCCGCCCCGCGCACCACAGTCAAGACGCCCGTCTTCCCCTCTCAGCTTGGTCTGGGACGAGGCTCTGCCTTCTCCTATGGTGAGGGCTTCTACACGCAGGCCCCCGTTGGCGGCTTCGACATTCCCACGTATGCCCCGGCATATGTCCCGGACAATACCGTGTCCGCCGACACGAGCCACGCTGACGCACAGACCCGCTTCGCAGCCGCCCAGGCCGCACTCCTGGACGCGAACAACGCCCTGACCGACGCGCAGAGCCGCCTCTCTGCCGCTCATGACGCGGAAGCTAACGCCCAGTCCGCGCTCGCGGACGCGAAGGCCAAGGAAGCCGACGCGAAGGCAGTACTCGACGCTGCCATGAAGGCCGACCCCACCGGGGCCGTCTCCTACATGAAGGCGAAGAACGACCTGTCTGCTGCGAAGGCTGCTACCGCCGCCGCCCAGAAGAAGCTCGACGACGCGAAGGCGGCGCTGGCTAACGCCCGCACCCAGGCAGACAAGGCCAAGGGCGAAGCGGACACCGCTCATGATGACCTCGACAAGGCGAACACTGCCCTCAAGGACGCGCAGGACCGCCTCGCCACCGTCATGGCCGACCAGGCCACCCGATCGCACGCCGCCGTCGATGCGGAAGCAGCCCTGGACTCCGCGAAGAACGCGAACGCCGACGCGCAGGCCAAGAAGGACGAAGCGAAGGCCGCTCTCGAAGCGTCTACAGCCTCCCTCAACACCGCCCAGGCCAACCTCGATGCAGCCAAGCAGGCTGCCGAGGCTGGCGGCATTAACTGGGAGGGCCTGACAGTTCCCGAGAAGCAGGAACTCGTCCGAGCGTTCCTCCTTCAGATGATGAACGACTACCGAGGGCAGTACGGTCTGGCACCGGCTCCCATCGGGGTTGACGTGCAGGCCTTCGCGCAGGCGCACGCCGACACGAACCCCGGGTTCATGGTTGGCCCCAACATGGGCGACTGGGACAAGACCAGCCCCAACGGACTGACCAACCGTCCCTACGGTTCCCTGTCCACCGGCACCGGCTGGGAAGACAGCAACCCATTGAAGGCAGCTCAGGACGCCTTCAACACATTCCACAGCATCCGCTCCAGTGATGCGACGATGCTCAACGAACGCGTCAACGCGTTCGGTATCGGCGTGAGCGAAGACGGCCACATCGCCGTCGTTGGCCTCATCGCCGACGAGAACACCAAGGGAGCCTACACCTACGCTCCCACTGGCGTGGACGTGTGGGGCGGTAAGCCTGTCCCCACCGCCTTCGACCCGAACTACTCCCCCACGCACGCCTACCCAGCCTACGAAGGCGAGGTCGAGGTGAAGGAGGCCCCCAAGGTCAACAAGATCGAGACCACGGGAACCCTCAGCGACCTCGAGGCCGCCCTCAACAGCGCACAGGCCACCGTCACCCGCGACACGGAGAACGTCGAGAAGGCCACCGAAGCCGCCGACAAGACCCAGGCTGACCTCGAGGCCGCTCAGACTGCGCGCGACCAGGCCGTCGCAGACCGCGACAACGCTGACCCCACCGCCGCACGCCAGGCCGTGACCGAAGCGTCCGACGCTCAGGCTAAGGCCCAGGACAAGGCCACCCAGGCCGACGACTTCGCCCGCGAACAGGCTGAGCAGGTCGCACCCGCCCAACAGGACGTCGAGCAGGCCACCCAGGCCGCAACCGAAGCCACGAAGGCCCAGGAAGTCGCTCAGGAAGCCTACGACACCGCCGCTAACAACGCTGCGGACATCGCAACCGCCGACAATGCCCTCACCGACGCACACAAGGGCACCGAGGACGCGCTCGCGGGCGTGGCTGACGCAGTTGCCAACCGTGTCGAAGCTGAGGATGCCGTCGCTTCCGCCCAGGAGAACGTGGCCTCCGCTCAGGCCGACGTGGACGCAGCCGCGTCCGAGCTCGGCAACTGACAGGAGATTCAAGAAACGTCCCCTACCTTGGCGCGTTACTTCTGGGTCCGAGTGAAGTAAGTGCGTATCAAATAAGGCTACATAACCTACATTCGTAGGCTGTGTCGCCTTGTTTGAGTGCCGCCGTGTTGGTCCCCAGAGCGCCGCGTGTGCCCTGGTCCGCTAGTACGCTGGCCTCCAAGCGCGCGGCTTGTGCCCTAGCGGGGCATGAAGGAAGAATCACCTCCCTCGTGACTCGGTGGTGGTTCTTCCTTTTTGGCGTGGGCTTGCGTTTGGTTCTGTCCCTGCCTGGGTACTTCAGTGAAGCCCTGGCGGGCGGCGTCCTGAGCGGGGCTTGTGGCTTGAGTTTGCGGTTCTTCGCCCGCGTCACCAGCGCTTTAGCGACGCGGGGGACTGCTCGGGCGGCGATGTTGGCCGCAGCGTTCACGTCCCGGTCCATCGTCCCGTGTTCGGCGCAAACCGATAGCTTGTGGATAGGGTGGGTGACCCGTTGGCCGCACACGTGACACCGTTGCGACGTGGTCTCACCGCACCCCGCCCCCACACCCACCCCCCACCCCCCCC